TGTTTGTAATACACTATTGGATATAGCCCCCTGCTATTGCACCGGGCGCGGCGACAACTCAGGTTGTCACCGCGTCCGGTTTTTGTTTTGAGGTGGCTATGAATGAACTGAAACTGTTGCGACAGGATGACGCGATAGCCGTGATAGGCGGCTATGGCGTCATTTTCGGTGGCAGCGATCTGGAAGGCGAACGTTTCACTGCCGACACTGATTACATGCTCGACCTCGTGCCGGTCAAGCCGGTTTACATCGACCATAGCGAGGCGACGGTCGTGGAGGTCGATGGCAAACGTTACAAACTGGCCGGGATTGACCGGTCGGTAGGGCATGTTATTTCGGTAACACCGGACGATGTCGGTTTGTATATGGAATTACAGTTTGAAAAGGCCGACCAATATTGGCCCATCGTTGAGGCAATGGTCGGCACGGGCAAAGCGGGACTGTCCAGTGGCACGGTCGGGCATCTGGCCCGGCGTGACGGGAAAACAATCACCCGCTGGCCCATTATCGAGGAATCAATCACCCTGACCCCGGCGGAACCTCGCACGGTAGGGGTTGAACGATTAAAGACGCTGGCGGCGGACAACCCCGCGCTAGAGGTGTATATCGCAGAGGCGGCCGGTACACCCGCAGACGATAGCACAGCCGGATCGGGCGCGGCGTCTAAATCCACAATCACCATAATGGAGAGTGACATGACAGAAGAAAACGTGACGCCAACCCAGCCGGACATCGCCGCGATTGACGAGCGAATCGACGGACTGAGCGAGAGCGTCAACAAAATCCTGAAAGCGCTTGAAAGCGCGCCGGCGGCTGAGGCGGCCGGATATGTGACCAACATGGGCGGCACGAATGACCCCGGTCATAAATCGTTTGGCGACTGGTTGTTGGCCGTCCAGCGCAAGGATGTCAAACGACTCGGCGAGGTTTATCGTTCGCAGAAAGACCTGGCCGAGGGCGCGGGCGCCACCGGCGGGTACCTTGTCCCGACCGAGTTTCATAACGAACTCCTGCGCGTTGCGGCCGAGCAATCACCGATTTACTCACGCGTCCGCAAGCAGCCGGTTTCGACCGATGCGGGCGTCTATCCCGCGCTGGATCAATTCGTCGCTCCGACTGCCGGCAGTGGCCAGACGGCATTTGCCGCCGGTGTGAAGGCGACCAAAAAGGGCGAGGGAGCGCAGCTGGACGAGACGCAACCGGCGTTCACGAATCTGGAATACCGGATTAACAAAGTTGGCGGATTCGTCGAGGTGACCAACGAACTGGTCGCCGATTCGCCGCAATCTATCGACGCTCTGTTGCGGTCGCTGTTTGGTATCACCATCGCCGCCAAGAACGAGCGCAATATCCTGTTTGGCGACGGCGTTGGCGAGCCACTCGGTATCATGAATGCCGATTGCACCATCGGCGTGCCTACAAAGACCAATGACACGTTCGCTTATGAAGACGCGCTGGCGATGTTTGCGCGATTTCGGAACATCTCAAATGGGCAACCGGTCTGGATTGCTCATACGTCGTTGATGCCGCAAATCGGTGTTCTGGCGGTTGCCGCCAACTCGCCGGTCGTATGGGCGGCGAATCTGGCGCAAGGGCAACCGGCCACGCTGCTGGGTTATCCGATCATCTTCAGCGAGCATATGAATCAGTCCAAGGCCAACGACATGATCCTGGCCGATCTGGGTTCCTATGTCATGTTTGAACGGCAGGCCCTGAGCATCGCATTCAGCGAACACGCCGCGTTCAAGAACGACATGGGCACATGGCGATTCACCGCTCGCAACGACGGCAAACCGTGGCTGAAGAAAGCGATCACGCTGGCTGGCCCCGGCGCGGCTTACACCGTTTCACCGTTCGTCTACCACAACGACTAAGGAGAAAATCATGGGAAAGAAACTAACTGAAGCAATCGCCGTCGTTGCCTGCATCGACCCGGACGCATACGGAACCGGAGCGCAGACCTCGGACTGGATTGATATGTCCAAATTCGAGCGGGTCGCGTTCATTGTGCAGGCCGGTACTCTGGGAAGCAGCGCAACGCTGGATTTCAAGGTGCAACAATCGAAGGCGTCCAACGGCAGCAGCCCGGTCGATATTAGCGGCAAGGCTATCACCCAGCTTACCGAGGCCGGAACCGACAGCGACAAGCAGGTCGTTGTCAGTGTCGAGGCCAGTGAATTGAGCGACGGCTATCGCTACATCGCTGGTGTGCTGACCGTCGGAGCGGCAAGCTCCGACGCGGGTATGGTTGCCGTGGCGACGAATCCCAACTATGGCCCGGCCAGTGATTACGATCTGGCCAGCGTCGATGAATTGGTGGCGTAATGGATAAATGCCCGGTAACAGTCCATCAGGATGAATGGGAGTTATCCCAATTGCTCGACCGTTACCGGGCATTATCGCCCCGTCGGGTACTGGAGATCGGGACGCTGGCCGGGGGCACGTTATGGCACTGGATGATCAATACCCCGCCGGGCGGCGAGTTCGTGGTCATTGACCTGCCTGCCGAGGGACATCCCGACTATGCCCAGCAACGGGCCGGGCATGTCGGCGGGTGGCAGGACTGGGCTGAGGAATATGGCCACAAGTTGAGCGTCATCCTCGCGCCCTCGCAGGCCCCGGCAACCGTCGCCCAAGTCACCGAACACGCGCCCTTCGATTTTGTCTTTATCGATGCTGACCATAGTTATGAGGCCGTGCGGCGCGACTTTGAATCCTATCGGCCGCTTGTCAGGCCCGGCGGCCTGATCGCCCTCCATGACATCGATATTCTGGAAGGCCCCCACTTTGGCGTCAAACCGCTGTGGGATGACATCAGCCAACGATATGAGAGCGACGAATGGATCGCGAATCCGGGATGGTGGGGAATTGGCGTTATCCGTGTTCCTTGAGATTGTGACACGTCACATGCCAACGCGCGATGAATTATTCAGGGCTAACGTGGCCGGGCTAATGCGGCAGACCGATGACGATTGGCGCCACACGGTGCTCCTCGACGACGTGGGGCGCGGCATGGCATGGGCACAGGCGCAGCTTGCCGAGTTGTCCGTCACTGGCCAATACGTGTGGTTATTGGATGACGACAATGAGTGCCTGCTACCCACGCTGGTAGAGGAACTAAAGGCAATCGCCAACGGCCATGATTATCCCGACGTTATCATGATGCGCACTGAGCGCGGCGGGACGTTATTCCCCGACGATTATCACTGGCAGCGGCCGCCGGTTATGGGCCGGATTGACGCGGCCTGTTACGTGATCAGGAGCGACGTATGGCAGCGACACGCCGACGCATGGTACAGCGGTCGCTATGAAAGCGATTTTGATTTCATCGATGACGTGTGGTCGGCAGGCCCGCGCGTCTTCTGGCATGACGTGGTCGCCAGCCGCGCCATGCGCATCTCGGGAGGGGCGGCATGAGGATACTGGCATTTACCCCAACCAACCCCAACGAACCGTACATCTGGCCGCGCACGGTGACAAGCGCACACCGGGCTATCAAGGCGTTTCAGGGCGGGTCGGTGGGCTGGGTTATCAGCTACCATGACAATCCGTATCCGGACGGACACGGCAACATAACCCACAACTATAACAAGGCCGTTCGCATGGCGCTGGATGGTGGATATAACGCGCTCCTGACCATTGAGTGCGACATGGTCATCCCCGTTGACGCGATAGACGGGCTGATGGCTTGTGATTCTGACATTGCCTATAGCCTGTACGTATGGCGGCACGGGATGCGCAACTGGAGCGCATATACCGAGGTGGCCGAGACGCATGGTCGGACGTTATCCGACGAACCGGACGCGGCGCGGTCAGCATGGGGCCGGATCATAGACGTGGCCGGGGTGGGGCTGGGCTGCACCCTGATCCGTCGCGACGCGCTGAGACATCTCAATCTGCGCCACAGCCAATATGCGGCATGTGACTGGTATCTTGCTGTTGACGCGCAGGCGGCCGGGTTGACGCAACGGGCGAACTTGGCCATTGTTTGCGGTCATTGCACCTATAAACCGTGGCCGCAGATTATCTGGCCGTCGCTGGACATGCGTTTGCATGCCGTTGAGCCTATAGACGGTACGGTGAAAATGGAACCGGGTCAGACCTATACATATCACGTCGGCATGGGCAATTACACGTTATACGCTGAGGAGGTAACGCCGTGAGCGATTTTGAATATGCCACCGTCGCCGAGTTGCAACAGCGTATTGACGGCAGTGGCGGCGTGAAATGGGCGCCAGAGGACGGCGTTGCGATGGGGCTGGCAATCAACGCGGCCAGCCGCTGGGTCGATGAATACATGGACACGCGTTTTACGGCCGCGCAGGAGAGCCGCCTGTATGTCGCCCGTTTCCCGGACGTGCTATACGCCGATGATTTTCTTTCCATTGTCAGCGTCAAGAGCGACGAGGATGGTGACGGCGTATATGAGACGACATGGCCGTCGACCGATTACAGGCCAGAGCCGTTTAACGCCACGGCCAAGGGGCGGCCATATCGCCAGCTACGCGCCACCGGCGGGGCGCGATTCAGCACCCGTCGCCCGGTCGAGGTAACGGCGGTGTTCGGCTACTCCGAGAACCCTCCGCCCCCTATCCGGCAGGCCGTACTCCTGTTGGCCCATCGCCTATGGATGCGCAAAGACGCTGTTTTTGGCGTTGCCGGAACGGCTGGGCTGGGCGTGTTCACCGTCATGGCGCAGATTCAGGCCGATGCTGACGTTATGGCGTTGCTCGAGGGGGTTGATCGTCGCTATGTCTAACCCGTCGATAGTCAACACGATTGCGGCGCTGGTTAACGTTGTCAGGGACGTACCCGGCATCGTTTTCGCACCGGACAACCCGCCGTCCCAGATAGCGACCACGCCCGCGGCCGTTGTATGGCTGACACAGGGCCGGGCGACTATCGGCCCACCTGAGTTATCTACTCATTATCATCAGGTACGCATCGGGTTGATCACCGGCATGGGCAACATAGCCACAGCCGATCAGGTGATTTTGCCTCAAGTCGAACCGACTATCGACGCTGTTTTCAGCGCGTTAAAAAACGGTGACTTGCCGGGCATTCACAACATCGCTGAGATAACCTACACCTACGGCCCCATACAATGGGGTGACATCTGGTATTTCGGCGCAATGATTGATTTAGGCGAGATAAAATTACAGCGGGAATTATAGACGCGGCCACGCCGCAAGGAGAAATGAAACATGGCGCAATGGGCACGTAAAACCCAGATCGGCAAAGAAACAACGGCGGGGACGGCGGTGTCTGCAACGACCGTATGGCGCGGCCCGGCGTCGGGCCTCGAGGATGTTCGAGAGCCGGTATTTGTGAACGAGCAGGTAGGCATCGCCATCCCGTCGCTGCGAGCCTACACGCCACAGATCGGCGGCGCATGGTCGCAAGAGGCGACTGAGGCGACGTTCGAGCAACTACCCTACATCCTGCAAGCCGGGATTAAAAAAGTGGCCAGTCCGACAAACGACGCTGGTTCCGGTGCGTCGGGTAAAATCTGGACGTTCGACGTTGGGTTAACCTCGGCCAACACCATCCAGACATACACCATTGAAACCGGCGACAATCAACAGGCGGAGGAGATGGAATACTCGTTTGTCACCGACTTCACGCTATCCGGCGAACGGGGACAAGCCGTCATGATGTCGTCTAACTGGCAGGGGCGGCAGGTGAAAGACACAACGTTCACCAATAGCCTGACCGTCCCGACCGTTTCTGAGATGATGGCCGGGAACGCGGCCCTGTTTATCGACGATAGCGGCGGCACGATTGGCTCGACGGCGAAAACGGCCACCCTGCTATCGTGGCAATTGAACGTCACGACCGGCTGGAGGGCGAAATATGTGCTGGATAAAAACCAGCTATATTTCGATTACCACTATTTCGACCCGGCCACATTTGCCGGTGAATTCAGCGCGACGTATGAGTACAACGCCGTGGGTGTGGCCGAGCGCGGTAAATGGCGCGACAACAAGCCGCGCCTGATCCGGTTGAACGTCGAAGGCCCGGCGTTAACCACCGGCGGGACGGGCTACCAGAAGAAAACGTTACGCATCGATATGGCCACGGCCTATACCAAGTTCGACCCGATTAGCGACGACGATGGTAACACCGTCGTGACTGTGACGGGGCGCGTTGGCTACAGCGCGGGTGACACGCTGGGTCTGAAACTGATCGTGGTCAACGAATTATCAGCACTGCCCTAACGGATAACGGGAGGATTACAATGAGCGATACTATCAAACTTTTTCGGGTTACGAATGAACGAACGAACGAACTGGAATTCGGCGTGATCGTCGATATGTCCAGCGAGGGGCCGCGCCAGATGCTGGCCGCGTTTGCGTTATTGAAACATTTTGCCGTGGGCGACGACGGGGAATACCTCGATGACGCAACGGCAGACGCGGCCGTGAGAAAGCTGCCGGTCGGCGAAATCGCGACCACGGCAGCGCGCATGTTTGAAAACATGAATGAGCAGGCCGGCGTCCCAAACGGGTAAGGCGGCGCATTTATCACGCCGCCCTGCGACCTAACGCTCCGGCGCATCTGCCGGGCTGGGTCGGGATTTTACAGGCGGCTGAGACGTGGGGTGTGCCGCCGTGGGTAGTGACCGGCGAGACACCGCCGGAACGGATGACGTGGTATCTGCGCCACCGGGCTTACGCCGACGAAGTAGCTCGCGGCCAACGGGACGCGCAGAAACACGAGAACAGGAATGGCTAAACATAAGGTCGAAATCGTCATTGACCTCGAGGACAATACCAGCGGGCCTCTGGGTAAAATAACGACCGGATTCAAGGCCCTCGGCGGGCTGGCCCTCGGCGGCTTCTCCATGGCCGCCAGCGGCCTTACGGCTGTTGGCGGCGCGGCGTTGAAATTGGCCAGCGACGCGGCGGCCATTCCCGGCATCACCAGTTCGTTTGAGGCGTTGACCGGCTCGCTGGCTGGCGGATCGTCGGCGATGCTGGCCGCCCTGAAAGAATCATCGGGCGGGTTGATTTCCAATACCGACTTGATGAAATCCTACAATCAGGCGGCGCAACTCGTCTCCCGCGAGTTTGCCGAGCAGTTGCCTGAGGCGATGGTCTACCTGAGCAGGGTGTCAGCGTCTACCGGCGAATCGATGGATTACATGCTGGACTCCATCGTTAAGGGCGTTGGCCGTCTGTCGCCGATGATTCTGGACAACCTCGGTATTCAGGTCGACCTGACAGAAGCTAACGAAGCATATGCCAAGAGTATTGGAAAATCGGTCGATGAATTAACCAAGAGCGAGCAGCAGACGGCGCTCACGAATCAGGTCATGGCCAAACTGGCCGAGAATACCGAGGGCATGGCCGGGATGAGCGATCCGTTTACTAAATTGCGAGTGTGGATCAGCAACCTGAAAGACGAGGTTGGCGCGCGGCTTATTCCCGTCATGACCCCGCTCATTGACAAATTGATGGAGATTGGCGAGCGCGTCATGCCGGCCGTCATGGGCGCGTTTGAACGGGCGGCCGGATTTGCCGCAAGGCTGGCCGGGGCCATTGTCGAATTCGTTGATCGCGTTAGCAACGGCGTCCCGGTGATCGACGCCCTGATTCTGTCGTTACGCGGCCTGATACCGCGCGAGATGCTGGGCCAATTAATGCAGTTTCGCAATGAAATACTGCCGG